CGCATTTCCGCATCTGCAATAAGCTCGATATTGGCATGGTGCCAGCGCCGCCAGTCGGCAGAGTTTCCAGCCTGTGGATTGCGGTAGCCTGTGATGATCGGGTAACGCGGATCGCCACCGATGAACGCCACCCAGACGGTATCGCCTGGCGTGATTTCAATCTCAGTAGTGTTGGCGCCGGCCCTCGACTTGTCGCCAATCGGGTATTCGATTTCAGCTTCCGGCAGCACGTCGCCGCCATCGGTCAGTCCTGGGATTTCAACCCGGCACGTCCGGCGCGCCTGGCTGTAGGTCTTGACGATGGCTGGGTAGCGCCCCGGCATGAGTCCGTATTCCATCACCCCTCCATGCTTCCCAGCCAAAGCCGGGTATAGGTGTTGCCGGCGCCGCCGTCGTCCGTGCCGCTCTCGAAGACATGCGCCGCCGTGATGATGCATAGCTTGTCGCCGCCAACGTAATTGACCATATCGCCGGCAACGATCTGCCCTGAAAAGTCGATCTTCGATGTCTTGCGATGCACCAGGCAGCGCGTCATGTTGCGTAGTCGCTGGGCATCCTTGAACGGTGCGTAGCGCACCGCCCTGGGTTTATCTTGATTGCCGAATACAAAGCCAGCGGTGTCGTTCAGCGAGAAGAACCACGGCACCTCATGACGCTCAAGGAACCCGCTATCAACGTCGTCGGAGGCGTTGTTTGGCAGATCAAGAACAGGTTTCTGCTTGAACAGATCGGGAAGGCGTACGAATTGCAGACGGCCTGATTTCCAGCGCACGGCGCCGCCCTCTTCCTGGAGGACGCGGGCAATGTGAAATGTCGGCGTTTCGCCCACTGGGCAATAGAAGCGCGGCACAGGAAAATCAGCATCTACCGCCTTGATCGTCGCGCCGGCGGCCCGGTAGATCGCAGATAGCGCGGCGCTTTCCTTGATGATCGCCCTGCTGCGCACAAAGGCTGCGCCGTGGCAGGAATCGAGCATGGCCGTGATGCGGATCGCTGTCATTTGGCGCTCGCCCTGGGCGGCCCGTCCGGCGGCCTTGACCGACTTCACGATGCGCAGGGAATCGCCAGTGCCGACAGAAACAAGCTGCCCCTCGGCAAGCCGCTTCTCCATGTCGTCGTCGCCGGCGCGGATTTCTGCCTCAAGCGTCACCGGAATGGGCGCCAGATCGTAACGAAGCGCGGCCGACTTGATGAGGTCGCCGCGAATCTGCTTGCCGTCGGCGAGGAACAGGATCACTTTTCTACACCGTTATGATTGGGCGAAAAAAAGCCCGGTGCGGTAGCTCTGCCTCGAACTGGATGATGTCGGCCGCCACCTCACTGGAAGAGCGCCCAAAGACATCCATGCCAAGCCCGCGCGACGCCTCAAGCTGCAATGCGGTCTCGCGTTCCACGTACAGCAGGAATAGCGGGCGGATCAGCGCCCACTCGGAATTGCTGATTTCGGTGTCGCCGGTGATTTCAGGCGCTGGCGAAACGACAGCATGCGCGCGAAGCTCGGCATACCCGGCGTAGAGCCTGGTCGCCGCCAGTGCCTGGGCAAGAACGGAAGGCCCGTCCAGCAGGTTACCGGCCGGGCGCTCGTTCGTCGCAAAGTTATCCGCGAGTGCGGAAAGCGTTGCCATTACCGATAGTCACCCGAGTTGCCCGGAGTGATTTCGCCGAAGTAGTGATAGAACAGCGTGCCCGAGAAAATCAGGATTTGGGAACGGTTCTCCCAGTCGCGGTCAGGGGCGTCAAGCTGGATGAAGCAATCGACGATGCGCTTGGCCTTGAGGAACTTCTGCGGCGTGCCCTCGTAAATCTTGGCGTTGAACGTGCCGCCCTTGGCGATCAGGCTCACCATCATGTTGTCGATGCTGCCGGCAACAGTCTCCATCATGGAAATCTGGCCTTGTTGAGCGAGCTCGACTTGCTGCGGCTGCCACATCTTGGTGCCCATCGGCGTAGGAACCTCGATTTCTCCAGCAGGGGAGATTTCGGGCCAGGGCGCCTGCTTGCACAGCAGGTAGTTTTGCTCGAAGCCTTCGATTTCGAAGGTGAAGTCGCTGGAAACAACCTTAGCGCCCAGCGCCTTGGTCGTGTCGTAAAAGCCTTTCAGGTAGGCGGCATTGGAAACGGTCATGGCATGTCCTTTCGGTGGATAGGTTGCTTTCCTGCACTGTATTGCACGGCTGCCGGCTCAATCGGCGCGTTTTCCGGGCCTTCAGCCGCCCGGCGCACCTCTTGAACCCAGTCTTGCAGTGCCTTCAACTGCTCGGCGTTGGCGTGGCTGGCTGAATAGTTTTCGATGACGGCGGCGGCAGCGTCTTGAGCGGCAACGGGGGTCGCATCAGGATTTCCGGCGGGGTCGGCAGGCTCACCACGGGCGGCGGCATCGTGCAGCACCCGCCAGCCAGCAGGCAAAGGGCAAGAATCGGACGGGACATAGCGGACAACCTCCTTGGTTAAAGTTGCGCCCCTTTCCTTAACTACGCGGACGCGATCAACAAACTTGGTGACGACTTTCACGGTCGCCTCGGCTTGCGCCTTCTCGACGCGGGCAACTTGCAAGGATTGCTTGACGGTTGCCGCATCCCATTCGGCCTGAACGTGGGCAGAACCCTTCATCCACCCAAAACCGACCAGCACGGCGGCAAACAGCGCCATGAACAGGATGCGGTACGGCAGCGGAACGATACTCGACAGGCTCATAGCTCAACCCTCTCCGATGCATTGCTTGAATTCGGATTCGCGCCGCTTTACCAGGCCGGGCAGCACCTTCCCGCCGGCATAGACGTATTTGCGGATGGATTCGCAAGCCGCTGTGTAGTTGGGCGGATCGCCCTTTAGTGCGCGCACCACAGAGCCACGGCAAACCGTTGGCGTGCCCACGTTGTAGGCCAGCGAGGTAATGGCATCCCACTCGTATTGATGCAGCGGCACGTCGCCAATGCAGGCGCGCAATTCCTTCTCCATGACGCCAACCTCAGCAGACAGGCGCACCAGCGCACGCTCCGGCGTGATCTTGTCGCCCTTCTTCACTGGCGTGCCGTCGACGTTTCGCGTGGTGCCGAAGCCAATGGTTTGCACCCCGACGCCATCGTCGTAAGCGTTGCCGCGAAACCCCTCATGCACGGCGATCCCGACGAGAGCGGATGCCGACAGACTGAGTGCGGCTATGCGAGTTCGATTGTTCATATCGCTCCTTGCGCGGTAAAATGATGATGCTTGGCTAGGGTAGCTCCCGAAAATCTGTTCACCGCAGACCGCCAAGCACCCATTCCGGTGACACATTTCGAGGTGACGAAATGCCAAAGAGACTTGATCTTTCTGGAAAGACCTTCCACGCGCTCACAGTGCTGGAATTTGCTGAAGTTCGTAGCGGACGTTCCCACTGGCGCTGCTTGTGCGGGTGCGGCACTGAAGCCGTTGTCGATGGATCGAAGCTGACCAACGGTCATACCCGGTCTTGCGGATGCCTTCAGCGGCAAGCGGCTTCCGATGCCAACACTACCCACGGCCATTCCCGCGCCGGGCAGCAAACCAAGGAGTACGTAACTTGGGCCAACATGATGAAGCGCTGCCACAACGCCGACAGCCAGGACTACCCAGACTACGGCGGACGCGGCATCAAGGTTTGCGAGCAATGGCACAAGTTTGAGAACTTCCTTGCCGACATGGGAACCGCACCAACTGGCACCCACTCGATTGATCGCATTGACGTAGATGCCGACTACAGCCCAGCGAATTGCCGATGGGCAACACCAACCGAACAGGCCAGAAACAAGCGCAACAGCGTATTTATTCAGGCATTCGGCCAGACCAAGACGCTCGCCGAATGGGCGGAATCGCTCGGCGTTGATCGGCGCAAGATTCACAAGCGCCTGAAACTTGGTTGGCCTGCCGAAAAGGCGCTGACGTTCGCCTGATTTCATTCCCCGTGCATCCTCGGTTGTGCGACTACGCGAGCAACAGCAGCCCCGGCGACGGCGACAAACGACAGTGAGGCGAATAGGTTGCGCGGAAGCACGTCGATAAACAGCGGAAGAACAACCTCCGCCCCCGACAAAAGGGCGGCGATAATGGTTAGGCGAAAACTCCACGCGCGGCGGGCGATCTTCTTCCAGTCGGGCAGAAGTTCCATCAGTGGCCGCCGTTGATCTTGGAGACGATCCCAGCCCACACGGCGGCCGCCAGTGCGGCAGCGGCAACGCCGAAGAAGGCCAGCATGCCGTGGTCGGCAACCTTGCGAAGGCGCCGGCCAAAACGAAGGTCTTCCCGGAATTCCTCGACGCTCTCCGGTCGGTCAATATCCACACCAAGAATGGCGAACACCTTCTTGACGGCGGAGTCGGCAGCATCTTCCGATGCCTGCTCTGCATGGTGGCAAAGCTCCCGCTCTGCATCGCATGTCGCCATGCGCCTCATGGGCTTCTCGCTCATCACCGAGACCTCGCTACCGTCTTGGCGACTATCCCGCATGCGCGAATCACGTCATTGAGACGATTCACGATGGCTGCCTGTGTTTTCAACTCGGACTCCCTTCCCCGCTTCCACTCTTCGAAGGGCTTTCCTTCGAAGAACTTCCTTGCCGTGCTGGCCTGCATAGCCAGCG